AGTGGACAAGATGGAGTTGATAATACCGGAGGTGGTGGAGCTGGTGCTTGGTGGGGTGAAAATGGTAATGGTGGTTCAGGTATAGTAATAATAAGGTACAAATTTCAATAGGTAAATTATGAGTGAAATAAAAGTAAATAAAATTAGTCCAAGATCAGGAACAACAGTAACCCTAGGAGATAGTGGCGATACGTTCACAATTCCTAGTGGTGCAACAATTAATAACCAAGGTACAGCAACAAACTTTGGTGCAACAGGTTCGGCTTCTTGGAATACAACAGTTAAAACATCAGGTTTTACAGCAGTAGCTGGTGAAGGATATTTTGTAAACACAACAGGTGGAGCAGTATCAGTTAATCTTCCAGCAGGAACAGCTGGAGCTGTTGTTGCAATAAAAGATTATGCAGGAACTTTTGATACAAACGCAGTTACATTAGTTCAAAACGGTTCAGATAAAATTGGTGGTTCAACTGTTAATGCAACTTTAGATGTAGAAGGTGTTGCAGTCACATTAGTTTTTGTAGATTCAACACAAGGTTGGTTAGTAACAGATTCAGGTTTACAAGAAGAAGCACCAACAGCACAATACATTATAGCAACAGGTGGTACAATTACTTGTTCTGGAGATTTTAAAATTCATACATTTACAAGTCCAGGAACATTTACAGTAAGTCAAGCAGGTAATGCTTCAGGATCTAACACAGTAGATTATTTAGTGGTAGGTGGTGGAGGTGGAGCAGGAGTAAATGGTAATTGTGGTCCTAATGGAGCTTCTGGTGCTGGAGCCGGTGGTTTTAGAGTATCAAATGGTTATGGTAGTCCCGCACCTCTTATGTCTCCTTTAGCATCGCCAACAGCTTTACCAGTTGGAGCTACAGGTTATCCTGTTACAGTAGGTGCAGGAGGAGCAGCAAACTGTGGTTCTCCTTATTATGGAAATCCTGGAAATCCTTCAACTTTTGCAGGTACAACTACAATAACATCAGCAGGTGGTGGTTTTGGTTCTGGAAATCAAGATAAAGCAACAGTTCCAGGAAGTGGTGGACCTGGTGGTTCAGGTGGTGGCGGTCACCAAGTTAGTCCTGGAGGTAATCAAACTGGAGTAGGTAATACACCTCCTGTAAGTCCACCTCAAGGAAATCCTGGATCAACTGGAAGTTCACCGAGCGGTGAAGGTGGTGGAGGAGCTGGTGCAGCTGGAATAAATTCTGGATGGTGTGGTGTACCAACAAACGCTGGAAAAGGTGGTGCTGGTTCTTATATAATTCAAGCAGGTTTTGGAGGATGTAATGGAACAACAGGTCCAGTAGGATCAACAAGATATTTTGCAGGTGGAGGAGGTGGATCAAGTTCACCTGGTAGAAGTCCAGGAGGAGTTCCCGGTCCTGGTGGAGCAGGAGGTGGAGGTCCTGGCGGTGTTAGTCCTACTCCCGCACCTAATCAACAGGGTGTTGCAAATACTGGTGGCGGTGGTGGAGCTACAAGTTGTTCACCTGGAGAAGTAGGTAATGGTGGTTCTGGAATAGTAATAATTAGATACAAATTCCAAAATTAATATGTATTTACTAACTTTTAAAATTAATATATAAGGAGAAACATTATGGCACATTTTGCAAAACTAGGAGCTAACGGAAAAGTTATTCAAGTATTAACTTTGAATAATTCCGATATGCTTAACGCTGATGGTGTTGAAGATGAATCAGTAGGTCAACAATATTTAGAAACACACAATAATTGGCCTGCACAAATGTGGATTCAAACTTCATACAATACGGGTGGTAACAAACATAACTCTGGTGATGATTCAAAAGCATTTAGAGGAAACTACGCAGGCATAGGTTATACTTGGGACGAAGATGATCAAATCTTTTGGCCTAAAAAACCATATGCATCTTGGGTAAAACACAATGAATCGGCTTCTTGGAAATCACCAATCGGTGATGCTCCAGCATTAACAGCAGAACAAACTTCACAAAACGAAGCAGATACTCATATGTGGTCTTACGTCTGGAATGAATCAGGTCAATCTTGGGACTTGACAGACAACAAAGCATAATTGATCTAGATCAATTCTTTTAATATCAATTGACATTATAAATGACGGATGTATATATTACATCCAGGTATGCAAAAGAGAGTATTAACAGAACAAGCTTTATATTATGGTGATGTGGCAATGCCTAAAGATTGGAACATTGACCGAGATAAATTATCAGGTGATATCTTACAATCAGTAATTCAAAACAAAGATTTTCCGTTCTCACGAACTTGGGATATGTTAAATACATATATGCGAGATCACGTTGGTCTTGAGTATGGTTTTAATTTAATTAACAAAGAAACGTGGGGAAATATTTATAAACCCCAGGAAACAACTATTCCTTTATTAAATATAGATCCAGTGGATCTACGTAATTCACCAGATTATACATTACTCTATGGTGTAAAAGTTAAAGACTGTATGGTTCGAATACACTTTGAAGATAACAGACGTAAAGGTAGAAGTTGGGATATAGAACTTAAAAATAATATGTTCATTATGTTTCCATCAACTAATATGTATTACCTAACTAACAATCAAAAAGATAGTTTAAATTTTGTACAAACAATAACCTATGAATATATCTAATTACTATTGGTATTTTAGTGGTGTGCTTACACCAAAATTTTGTGATGATGTAATAGCTTATGCAAATTCACAAGAAGAAGTTATGGCTAGAACAGGTGGCTATGGTGATAAAAAATTAAACAAACAAGAAGTTAAAGATTTAAAAAGAAAAAGAAACTCTGATTTAGTTTGGTTAAATGATACTTGGATATATAAAGAATTACACCCATACGTTCACGAAGCAAATAGACAAGCTGGTTGGAATTTTGATTGGGAAAGATCTGAATCGTGTCAGTTTACAAAATATAAACACAACCAATATTATGATTGGCATTGTGATAGTTGGGATAAAGTTTATGACAGAAAAGATCCTAATCATCCAGAGCACGGCAGAATTCGAAAACTATCTATGACTTGTCAATTAACAGATGGTTCAGAATACACAGGTGGTGAACTAGAATTTGATTTTAGAAACTATGATCCACATATGAGAGATGAAACTAAACATTTAAGAAAAGCAAAAGAGATATTACCTAAAGGTTCTATTATTGTTTTTCCTTCATTTGTTTGGCATAGAGTTAAACCCGTGACATCAGGCACAAGGTATAGTCTTGTTGTTTGGCATTTAGGAAAGCCGTTTAAATAATGTATATAAATAATTACTTTAACACGACCATTTGGTCAGAACAAAAACCAGAGTTTGTAAAATCATTAACCAAAGCATCTAACAAATATATTAAAGCTGCTAGAAGTTTTCTAGAAGCTAAAGCACATATAAAGAAACACGGTGATTTTGGAAGATCATATCATTCAACACCACTAACAGCTGATAATGACTTTTTAGATTTTAGAAATTACATTGGTCAAAAATCTTGGGAATATTTAGATCATCAAGGTTATGATATGCAACAGTACACAACTATGTTTAGTGAGATGTGGGTACAAGAGTTTGCTAAAAAAGGTGGTGGTCATCACAGTGCACATATACATTGGAATCAACACGTATCGGGTTTTTACTTTTTAAAATGTAGTGACAAAACATCGATGCCAGTATTTCACGAACCTAGAACAGGAGCTAGAGCTACTAAATTAAAAATGAAACAAGACTTAAAAGGTGTATGGGGTGGTAGTGAGCTTATACATTTTAAACCAACACCTGGTACATTAATTATCTTTCCAGGATTTTTAGAACACGAGTTTAGTGTAGATCACGGTATTGAGCCTTTTAGATTTATACATTGGAACATACAAGCAGTGCCAAAAGAAATGGCTAAAGATGTTTAAAAAGAAAAAGTATACAGTTATCCGTCAAGCAATATCAAAAGACCTAGCAGCTTTTGTTGCAAATTATTTTATGATGCAAAAACAAGTTTATGATACTTGTAGAAACGCT